CGTGCAACTACACCAGATAGCGCACGTCGCCAAAATGCAGCAAAGTTGGCTAAGACAAAGATGAAGAATAAATAATTGCCAATAAGAAAACCAGGCAGATGCTACCTATGTGGCAAGCCAGACAATAAGTGTAAGTGCTAAGGGGTAGAAAAAATTGAAGAAGAAAAAGCACCCAGGATTCAAGGCTGTTCAAAAGAAGATTGCCTCAAGACAAGGTGTATCTATGGAGAGTGCGGGAGCAATCCTTGCGAGTTCTGCACGGAAAGCCAGCAAGAAAGCAGTTGCTGCTAACCCACGCTTAAAGCGTGTTACTGGAGTTAAAAGAGGAAACTAATGGCATACACAAAAGCAGGTTTACGTGAGCGTTTAAAGAATCAGATTATGGCTGGTTCTAAAGGTGGTAATCCTGGTCAGTGGTCTGCCCGTAAGGCTCAGTTGCTAGCACAGGCTTACAAGAAGGCAGGCGGTGGCTACTCAGGTAGCAAGACTGCCAAGCAGAAGTCTTTGTCCAAATGGACTAAAGAGGACTGGGGTACTAAATCTGGTAAGCCAAGCACCCAAGGTGCTAAGGCTACTGGAGAAAGATACCTACCTAAGAAAGCCCGTGCTGCACTGAGCACATCAGAGTATGCAAAAACATCTGCAGCAAAGCGTGCAGGTATGCGTAAGGGACAACAGTTCGTAAGACAACCTAAATCTATTGCAAAGAAGACGGCTAAATACAGATGAATAAAGATTCTAGATTAACTCGTGCTGGTGTATCTGGCTATAACAAGCCTAAGCGTACGCCTAACCACCCAAAGAAGTCACACGTAGTTGTGGCTAAAGAGGGAACTACTGTCAAGACCATTCGTTTTGGCCAGCAGGGTGTATCTGGTTCTCCAAAGAAGGCTGGTGAGTCTGCATCATATGCAGCACGCCGCAAGTCTTTTAAAGCAAGACATGCCAAGAATATTTCTAAGGGCAAACTAAGTGCAGCCTACTGGGCAGATAAGGTGAAGTGGTAATGGGTATCCTACTTAATGATTTAACAGACGAGGTTTTGATTAACCTCGCTGGTTACACCCTTCAACAGGATAAGGCTACACACCTTATTAATCCTATCTCTACAACAACATCTACAATTGCAGCACCTACAATTATTAACGTAGCAGATGCCCAACGCCTTGGCTCTGGTATTGTTGAAGTAGATGACGAACTACTATGGATTGATACAGTAGACCGTATTTCTAATACTGGTACCGTGTCTCCGTATGGTCGTGGTTTTATGGGTTCTACTCCCGCTACTCATGAGGCAGGCTCAAAGGTAACCATCTCTCCTACATTCCCACGCCACGTAGTAAAGCGTGCAATCCAAGACACTATCCGTGCAATGGGTTCATCTATCTTTGCAGTAAAGCAGACAAGTTTCACATTTAGCAGCACAATTGTAAATACATATGAATTAGACAATAAAAATATTCAAAACATTTTAACTATGCACTGGCAGGATATTGGTTCTAGTGGAGAATGGATTCGCGTTAAGAAATGGGACTTTGATGCTTTCCCAGATACTGACACTTGGGGTAGTGGTGCACAGACAGTAACTATTGGCGACAGAATTGCATCTGGTCGTAAGGTTAAAGTTGTTTATGCAACAGCCCCTGGAACTTTATCTACTTCATCTACAGATTCATTTAATACACAAACTGGATTGCCAGAGTCTTGCCGAGACATTGTAATCCTTGGTGCTTCATACCGTTTGATTGCTTACCTAGACCCAGCCCGTACTGGTGCACAGTCACCACAGGCTGATGAAACAGATAACAAGCGTACCTTTGGTTCAGCAACTAACGCGTACCGCCAACTCTTTGCCCTTTATAACCAGCGTCTATCAGAGGAAACTCTGTCGCAGCAACAGCAATATCCGCCACGAGTTCACTTCAGCCGATAGGAAGATTGAATGACAACTAGAAAATACTCATCTCGTTCCCAGCAAACAACATTAACTGCAACAGTTAATCCAGGTGATGCGACAATTAACGTTGTATCAGGTAGTGCATTGCTTGGTGGTGTTACCCTCTCAGCGGGTGAAACATTCACTATTGTCATTAACCCAGATACCGCTCTTGAAGAAATTGTAGATATCTATTCCGTTTCTGGAAACCCTGTATCTGGCAATATCCTTTCGGTTCAGCGTAACGTTGACGGCTCAACTGCCCAGCAACACTCAGCGGGTTCAGTAGTTCGCCATATGGCGATTGGTCGTGACTATCGTGAATCAAATACTCACATTGAAACAACGGCAGCACACGGTGCAACTGGCGCTGTAGTTGGAACAACTAACACACAGACTCTAACTAATAAGACTTTGACTAGCCCAACCATTACTGGCACTGGCGCTATTGCAGGAACATTTACAGGAAACCTTACAGGTAACGTAACTGGTAACGTATCAGGCTCTTCTGGTTCAACTACTGGAAATGCTGCTACTGCTACAGCCCTTGCGACTGGTCGCACAATATCTCTTACTGGAGACGTGACTGGAACTACTGGTTCATTTAATGGTACTGGCGATGTCACAATGACAGCAGCAATTGGTACTGGCGTTATTGTCAACGCTGATATTAATGCATCTGCAGCAATTGATAAGACTAAGATTTCAGGAACAGCAGTAACGGTTGCAGATACTGGAACAGTAACTAGCACAATGATTGCTGACGGTACTATCGTCAATGGAGACATTAACTCTGCTGCAGCAATTGCTTACAGCAAGTTGGCTCTGACTGGTGCTATCACATCATCAGATATTGCTAATGGAACCATCGTAAACGCAGACGTATCTGACACTGCTGCTATTGCATATACTAAGTTGTCGCTTGGTGGAACAATCACATCTGCTGACTTAGTTGATGGAACTATCGTCAACTCAGATATCAATGCTTCTGCAGGTATTGCTCTTAGCAAGTTGGCTACAGACCCGCTGGCTCGCGCTAACCACACTGGTACACAGACAGCATCTACTATCTCAGATTTTAATACACAAGTTCGCACTTCTAAAGTAACTGACCTTGCTGCACCTACTGGTTCATTCTCAATGAACAGCCAGAAGATTACAACTCTTGCAAGTCCTACAGATGCTGCTGATGCTTCGACTAAGGGCTATGTAGACGCACAGATTACAGCCCTTGTTGGCGGTGCTCCTGGAACTCTTGATACACTCAAGGAGATTGCTGATGCAATTTCTGCTGGTGGTTCATTTGAGTCGACTGTAGTACTCAAGTCAGGTTCAACAATGACAGGTGCTCTTACTCTGTCAGGTGCTCCAACTGTAGACCTACACGCTGCTACTAAGGCTTACGTAGATACAGTTGCTGGTTCTGCTACTGCTGCTGCAGCAAGCGCTGCTGCCGCTGCTGCAACTTATGACAACTTTGATGACCGATACCTAGGTGCTAAGTCAACTGCTCCTTCTGTAGACAATGATGGAAACGCACTTCTTGAAGGTGCTATCTACTGGAACTCATCTGCTAATGCAATGTATGCCTGGACTGGCACAGAGTGGGGTTCAATCTCATCTACTGCAGATATTTTCCGTTTCCGCTTTACAGCATCTGGCGGAGAAACATCAGAGTCAGGTCTAGATGATAACGGATTAACACTTTCTTATATCCCAGGTAAGGAGCAGGTATACCTCAACGGTGTACTTCTTGCTCGTACATCTGACTACACAGCAACTGATGGCTCAAGCATTACATCTCTTGCAGCATTAACTGCTGGAGACATCCTAGAGATTATTACTTTCACAGCATTTGAACTTACAGATTCAATTGCTCGTTCACTCTTTGACGCAAAGGGTGACCTACTAGTTGCTACTAGCGCAGACACACCAGGCAAGTTAACTGTTGGAACTAACGGTCACTACCTTAAGGCTAACTCATCTACAGCCACTGGTCTTGAGTGGGCAGCAGTTCCTAACCCAGATTTAAGTCCATACGAAACAATTGCTTCACACAACGACGACCTCATAATGTCTATTATGGGCGCATACTAGGAAGGTAGTAACTAATGGCTACAACAACTAAGGCGCTGTTCCGAGGAGCGGCATCAACATCCAGCACAACACTCTATACAGTCCCATCAGCAACAACTGCAGTGGTTACAAACATTGTAATTGCTAACCCAACATCCTCTGCTGTCACAGCATCATTGTTGCTTGATAATATTGACCTAGTAGGTTCAGTGTCAGTTGCTGCAAACTCATCAGCATTCTTTGACCTCAAGCAGGTACTAGCAACAACAAAGACAATTAAGGGAAGCGCATCATCTACATCAGTTGACTTCCACATCAGCGGAGTGGAGATTGCATAATGGCAGTTAATGTATACCCAGCCGCATCGGCTTCATCAGTCACACCAATTAACGGTGCTTTTGATTATAACTTTACTACAGATTCTTGGGCACCAGCGGTCACTGTCGATTTTACTGACACAGTTCCAGGTGGAACATACACAATCAGTGGAGCCACACAAGGCGGATTTCCTGTATGGAAAGTTCAACTATTAAACAATTCTTCTGTTGTTGGAGAAGCCTTAACAACTTATACCACTGGAACGTATGCTACTACAAATGACAGCAGATACACAGTAGCAGTGACTTCATCTGGGTCTTTTAATAAAATTAAATTTATAGGACTCAATGGTGTTCAGTCAGTAAAATTTGAAACTACTGCTCCTTCTGGTACTTTCCATATCACATTAAGACCTGGAACTCGGACACTTAGTGCTCGTTCAATCTTCCAAAAGATTAGAGATGCTGGCGAAGGTGCAAATTATTCTCTAGCAGGTGTTACATTGCCAACTGGCAATCCTTATGCATTTTGGATTTATAATGCAAAACTGTATGTTTGGTACGGCACAGTAGCAGTAGGTACGCTACCTACTTCTGCTACCGTAAACACGCAAGGTATTCGTGCCTACAATTTTGCTACATCCAGTTGGGAATCACCACTAGTAACATTTAATTCAAGCATACTTGGTGTTAACACTTGGGCTACTCTACCAACTAGCACTTTGAATACATCAACAATTGCTCAATATGTATTTAAGAATGGAAATGTTCTTTTAAGAACTGGTCGTATGCTCAACACAGATGGTGTCAATACAACAAGTTATGGAACATATTCATTCTTCTTTAATTTAAGCGCTGGAACTGTTACTAGCAAAAACGCAAGCGTACCAAATGCGTCAGCGTTACTTAACGGTTCAATGGCTTATGTTCCTAGTTCAGATACTTGGTATGCAACTGGTTATACAAACAATGGTGGGTATAATAATGCAGTTTTGAAAATAACAAATGCTGGTACAATTTCATCATTGTTTACTACTACAAATGAACAGTCTGCATCTTGGGGTTACTTATGGGTTGAAGATTCTGCAACTCCAAAAATCTCTTTTATAACTAATGATACTAATGATTCAGGCGCACAATGGAGAAGCGTTCAATCAAACGGTACACTAGATACAATGGTGACTAACTCGAGCCCAATTACTTCTTCAAATATGGGAGCATTAACTAAAAACGGAGACCTTAGAAATGTTTTTGTTGATGCTGATTTGTTTGGCATAACTTCTTCTTCTTTTAGATTTAACTATGCAACTACTAATCCAACTCCTTTGTATCAGAATTACACATATCCTAGTTCTACTACGTTAAGTGGTACTAGCGATTATCCTGTGTTTGCCCAAACATCCGTAATAACTGAGACTCCATCACCTGCGGCTCATTTTAATGATGCAAATGGTTCGGGTTTGACAGCATACTTTCAGCCAATTTCTTCTACTGACTACGCAGTAGTTTTCCGAGCAACAAATGGAACTTTAAGCACTCGAGCAAACATTGTTGTCTGCCCAATTTCATCTACTACTCAGACACTTGTATAGGAGTATATAAATGACTAAAGCCCGTGACCTAGCCAATGCAGCGACAGCCTTATCGGCTGTAACAGCAACTGAACTTGGATACCTTGATGGAGTTACTTCGTCTATTCAGACTCAGATGAATACCAAGGCATCAACAACTTATGTAGACACTACGGTGGCTGCAGCAGATTCAACCCCGACAGCACTAATGACAATGGGAGCATAACCAATGGCAACAGCATATAAAGTACTAGGGCAAGTCGCCCCTAGCGCAACAACAGCGACAACACTATACACCGTGGGTTCAGGAAAGTCTGCAGTAGTTTCTACTATCGCAGTTGCTAACCGTGGCTCAACTTCTGCTACCTATCGCATTGCGATTCGTGTTGCAGGTTCTGCTCTTTCAAACGAAGAGTACATTGCGTACGACACTACAATTACGGGAAACAACAGCACAATGATTACCATTGGTATTACTCTTGCTGCAACAGATGTAATTACTGTCTATGCGTCAAATGCTGATTTGTCATTCAACGCATTCGGAAGCGAGATTTCATAATGGCTGTATCCTCATTAGTAGCCGCCAGTAGCGGTGGCATAAAAAACGTACAAAGAGGTTCAGCAGGTGGTGCTGGAACTGTAACAATCACGGCAGTTAATATTGCAAAGGCATTTGTGAATGTTTTTGGAACATCATCAAGTGGAACTGTTGCTGCAAGCGGAACCGTAGGAAGCCATAACAGTACATTTCCTCAGACAACCATTGGCGGAACAACAGTTAACGACGGACAACTTTCTGCTGTACGCTGGTACAAGGACTCAGCACCAGCAGTTGTTTCAGGATTGCTTCAATCAACATCTATTGGAACAATTCCATCTGCAACAATCAGCAACTCAAGCGCCACGATTTCAGGTGGAACAACAAACCTTGTTGCAGCCGTAGTACAAGGTTACTTATCAGATTCAACATCTTTAGTTGTCAGCGGTGCTTGCCGCTGGGAAGTAGTGGAGTTTAACTAATGAGAACTTTTGTTCAATTAAAAGATGGCATTGGCTGGGCTAGTGTAAATACCAATGGTGAGGTTGAAGGTTCTATTGAAGTAGAATATGGAACTGGAGATTTTTATATTGGTAAGAAGTACGAAAACAATTCTTGGTCAAATGCTGACCTAATTCGTTACTCAATTGTTGACACAGATGGAAATGTTCTTGAAGTAAAACAAACATACTATTCATCTGAAGTAACTGGTCCAGTAATACCAACAGAATAACACTTATCCCTGAGCACGGATTCATTCTTTGTAGGTAATACTTTGTGGCAACAGAGGGGGATTGGACAGATAGCGCAATGCTTTTTCTAGTCCCTCTACTGTGTCACCTAGCCCACCTATAGAGGTGTTGCATCCAGAGCATAGAATGCCACGCACTAAATTTGTTTGATGGTCGTGGTCAATATGAACCGTTAAGTTTGCAAGGTCTCGTTCACATATTTGACACACTTTAGATATTTCTAATGCTTGAGTTGTAGTCATACCAAACTTGCGTATCTGCCCAGCCTCAACCTTGCACTGTTTGCAGATGCCATTAACTTTGCTTTTAATTGCATTGTTAAGACCAAAGTCACTTATAGGTTTTTTGACTTTGCATTTATTACAAGTTTTCATAGGGCAATTATAACATAACTGCTCACTAATTTTTTCTGACTTAAGGAGTAACGTGGCTAGAGATATCACCGAAGGTAGAAGTACCCGTGCTATTGCAGTAGATGTGGGTGTTGTAGCAACCTCTGCTGTCTGGCAAAATACTGATGTTGCCTACGACATTGCTATTGGTGGTATGCCGTTTATTCTTGCTACAAACAATGACCGCCCATACACACGTAGAACCGCTCCCTTTAAGAAGGACCAGTTTGATTCTACTAATGAGCCAGGTGAACAGTCATTGACTGGTTGGTGGATTCGTTCACAGACTTCATTCCATGGTGGTTCAGGTATTAACTTCTTTGACCCTGCTACTAATGATGAAAAAGGACACTACCGTTTTGCAGATAGCAAGGGATTAAATGTCTGGAACAAGGGTGAAGTTACCCTTCTTAATAACTGCACTCAAGGGCATAATACTACTGGTGCTATTCGTGCTAATAAAAGACCATTCCAAAGTATGCGTTCCATTGAGTGGAACGGAACTGCTGGTGTACTGCTGTGGGATGAGTATGATGTAGATAAGATTCCTATTAATGACCCATCAAACCCAGTACATTTTATTGACTACAATGCTGGTACTGATGCTCCCGTCTATGCTATTTGTGATGATGGCACTACTGCATACTGGATTACTAACACTGCCACAAAGAAAACTGTATACAAGAAGGCATTAACTGGTACATCAGCAACTGCCAATACTCCTATGTTTGATGAGATTGGCACGATTTCCAATGCAACTATGGAATACATTAAAGACCGTATTGTTATGTGTGCAGATAACAAAGTGTATGAGTTTGCTGCATCAGCAACAGCCATGCCTACATCAATTTATACACACCCAGTAACCAGCCATACCTACAGCAGCATTACAGCATCAGGTCCAGCGATTTATATCGCTGGCTACAACGGTATCCAGTCTACTATTCAGAAGTTTACTCTTAGCACAACAGGTGTAATGCCAACACTTACATCTGCAGTAGTAGCAGCAGAACTACCAGTTGGTGAGATTGTCCACAAGATTTATTACTACTTGGGCTACATGATGATTGGTACTGATAAGGGTATTCGAGTTGCAGTGGTCAATGACCAAGATGGTTCTATTAACTATGGGCCTTTGATTGTTGAGACCGACCAGCCTTGTTATGACTTTGCTGCTCGCGACCACTATGTATGGTGCGCTACATCTGTTAATGGTGAGCCTGGAGTTATTCGTGTTGACCTATCAACAGAAATAGAAAGTCTACGTTTTGCCTGGGCAAATGACCTTAACTATGATGGAGTAACTGGACATCGGACAACTGCTTGCGCTTTTGCAAATGGTACTGACCGACTTGCTTTCTGTACTGCTTACGCCAATAGCACTAATGGTTATGTTTATGTAGAAGATGACACAACCTTACGTGCTAGTGGTTATCTAACAACAGGTAATATTCGATATGGAACTCTTGAGCCTAAAAACTTTAAGCGTCTTTTGGGACGCGGTAACTTTACTTATGGTTCTATGGTTCTAGAAACAATAGATTCAACTGGACTTGAGTATGACCACATTACATACAACTCATCTGTTCCACCGATTGAGATAACTACCTCAACACCAGCAGCAGCACAGGAGTATCTAGCCTACAAGTTTATTATGTACCGTGATGCTACAACTAATAGTCTAGGCCCAGTCTTTAAGGGCTACCAGGCAAAGGCAACCATTGCTACACCACGTCAGCGTCTTATTAGTTACTACGTCTACTGCTTTGATGAAGAGACTGATAAGAACAATGTCCGTACTGGCTACTCAGGTAGAGCGCATGAGCGCGTTTTAGAATTAGAAGACATTGAAGAGTCAGGAGATATTGTCACTTGGCAAGATTTAAATACAGGCGAAAGCCGACAGGTTCAAATTGAAGGTATCAACTTAGTAAACACAACACCACCAGATAAAAACTCAACAGGGTTTGGTGGTATTCTAGAGATTCTGGTAAGGACAGTATAATGACTGCAGCAAATTGGGCTGGTTTAATCGTATCTATTATCGCAATTGTTACAGCATTTGCTGGCTCAGTGCGTTGGTTAGTTAAACATTACTTGTATGAACTTAAGCCAAACTCTGGCTCAAGCCTAAAGGATTCTGTCACTAGACTAGAAGATAAAGTAGAAATCCTGTATCAAATGATGCTACACAAGGGGAGAGAATGACCGATGAAACTTGTCAAGAGAGCCACACCTGCCGCTATTGCTGTCCTACGCCAGGCCACAGCGATAGCACCATTGCGTATGAAAGCCTCAGATGGATTGCTCCCATCGAAGTCGCATATCAAACAGAATCCAGTCAGTGACCATAACACAGGACTTGCAGTTGACTTAACCCATGATGTTATTGGTGGTATCAACTGTCAGGATTTATTTGCCAGACTTAGATTTGATAAGCGAGTTAAGTATCTAATTTTTAAGGGCAGAATCTGGTCACAGGAAAAGGGCGAACGCCCATATACGGGTAGCAATCCGCACAATAAACATCTACATATTTCTATCAAAGAGACCTACGCTAATGACACTAGCCCTTGGTTCCCATGGCTGGGCACACCAAAGGCAATTAACAAAGTCAAGGCAAAGGTTAAACCACTACCAAAGAAGAAGGTAAACTCATGAAACTAAAACCAAAGACAATCAAAGCACTTAAGTCTATTGGCCGTCACACTGCAGGCGTGGCTGTATTTGCTGTGCTGACTCTCATTGGAGATGTAGCACCACAGTATGCAGGAGTCTTTGCTGTTCTTGTAGGACCAGCGCTCAAGGCGCTGGATGTCACAGAGGCAGACTACGGCTTTACTAAGAAGTAATTTTATACCCTATTTAAGGGGCCTAGCAGCCTCGTAGAGACAAGAAACCCCCAGAACTGGTAGTTATTACCAGCGCTGGGGGTCTTTTGTCATTTACGCATATAGTTTATTATATCTTCAACCTTAATAAGGTATCCCTTACTAGGGTTCGGAGGTATGTTGCAGGTAATGGCTCTTCCCCTAGCCGTTACTACCTGCTTCAGTACCTCCGTTGGTACTAACAGGGTTGCCCCCTCCAGAACGAAAGCCCAGTAACTTGCCTTCGTACTGGACAATCCTGATAGATACCAATTCTCGTTGTTGTGTGACCAGCAAACTGTCTCGATGTATAAGTTGCCAGTATCTTTCCATTTCAAATCTGTCTTGACTTCTACTGTTGCACCACCAGTTAGTAGTTGTTCTACTAAGGCTTCGCCTTGATGACCTACTGCTAGGTCTAAATCAAAGTCAGATAACTTTGCTGTACTCATGTATCTCCCATGCTAGACCGACTGGTGTAGGAATTATGCCAAGTTTCTTTCTTAGTTGTGCACGATGTCTAGGTGTAGTACCCGCCCAATACCCTTGCACTGTATTGCGCAACGAGTAATCAAAGCACTGCTGCTTGACTGGACAACCATCACAGATTCTTTTGAGAAGGTTTGCTTCTCTGTATCCTGGCTCATTGTCTTCGCAGAACCACATCTCTGTGTTAGTACCAGCACATGCTGGTGTCTCAGTCCATTGTGGATAACTCATTAGTACTCAAATGCTACATACCAAAATCCAAGGTCAATACTTAAGAAGTGGCTACTGATATTAAAGCCAATACCAAATCCCATATTGCGACCATAGGTAATCCAGTTGTTCTTGCCTAGTTTTTTTGCTGCCATCTTATCCTCCTGTTGAATAGAAACCTGTACCATTAAACTTAATGGCAGGTGCTGACCATATACGCTGCATAATCTCACCGCAAGTAGGGCAGGCTGGTGGAATATTCTCGTTAATCTCTAGTACATCTGTGCAACAAGTACACTTAAAATCAAATAGTGGCATTAGTAAGTGTCCTCTTTCTTTGGGTAAGGGAGTGTGACCATTGAGCCACAGTTAGTGCACTCTCCATCAAGGAAATAAAAGCATAGTTCGCCCTCGTCAAATGCAACAAGCGCATGAAATACATCCCCTCCACATACGCAAACATCGCCAATAGGTTCTCCTCGCAAATCCATAGCACGCGAGTAATCCGTTGGGTGTAGTAACTCTCGGACTTCTTTGACATTATCATTCTCCTGATTCGTCATCATCTGCCTCTACTAAAGTATCTTCCTCTGCATATGGCCTATGCCCGCCAAGGTTTCTGATTAAACTACTGACTGCACGCTGCACCTTCATGCGTGCACCGTCTGCTGTTGTAGATAGTTCATCTGCTAACTGGCTCCACTCAACATTCTCCGCTGAGTATTTAATACGAAGCACATTCTGTTTTGCATCTGATAATCTGTAGTAAGCAGTGGCTATGTCTGAGCGGAGCACTAACCAGTTGTTGGTGTCGTTGCTCTCGCCTTTTGAGAACTTGTAGTTTAAGTCCTTGATGGCAGTTGGAATCTCATATGATTCTGCAATGATAGACGGTAGAAATGCCTCGATAACTGACGAGTCATAGTAGTACAGGTCAAGCAGTTCATAGCCAATCTTTCTAGCCTTCTCTCTCTCGCAGTACTTAATGGCTGCGTTACGAAGAGACCGTGCTATTAGTTTGTCTCTGTCTTTCTGTTCTAACTCTGACCATTCTTTGTATTTTTGTGGATGAGAAACAAACCACAGCCATAGTACCTGTTGGATATCTGATTGTTCCGTTATTGGGTACTTGCGGTGGTACTCAGCAGCAAGGGCTGAAACCATTGCTCCGTACTCATCTACATACATTAGTTACTTAACGCCTTCCCACTGTCCTCTTTGCACCAATAGTCCAATTATTGCATAGTTTGCTAGGTCAATAAATGAATCTTCAATAGATTCGTAGTTCGGCGTGTCGTTATTTTTATAGTAAAGATTCTCTAGCCGTGCCATCTTGTCGTGCATACGCACAAGCAGTCCGTTCATTGCCCCACCTGGGGCATTGGCTATGTTGTATGGGCCGTAGTCTGCATGTTTACGAATCATAATAACTCGTATCTCTTTTAGAACATCTTCAAAATCATTCGGGTCTTTCATTGAGTATCTCCTTTGCCTCTGTATCGAACTTGTGCATTGCTTCTGCTACTAGCAGTTCTTCAATAGTCTCGTTGCCCTCGCCTGCGGCTGCTGCCACTATAACTGTGGCTATCATGGTTAACATCTTGTGTGCCATCTCTTGGTCTTGATGAATCATTTCTGCTACATCTCGCAGTGCATTGAGTAAGTCTAGCCCCTGCTTGTCTGATACTGGTAGCCCAAGAATACGTGGATGGTCTTTAATATATTGCCATACATCATCTTCATTCGGAACTGAGGCATTTGGCGATTCGCTCATTGATGAAATCTACTCCTTCTTTATGCACGATACTGTTTACATCGTGGCCGTCTGGCATCTGGATAATATTAACATTGCCTAACTCTTTACTTATCTTCTTACCAAACTCTAGTCCTGGTGCGTCACCATCTGCTAGTACGATTACTGTATCGAAGTCATCTAGGATTCTTGTATAAAAAGGTTTCCAATTGTTGGCACCTGGAATACCTACTGCTGGGTGATTAGTTTTAACGCTGACTGTTATGCAGTCAATTTCTCCTTCTGTCACACAGATATAATCTGATGCAGTAAGTACTACCTGTGCGTTAAACATGCTGGTCTTAGCACCTGGCATACCCATATACTTGGGGTCTGCTCCGTTCATTGCTCTGAACCGCATATCTACCACGCCTGATGGTGTGATATATGGGATGACTAGCCTATCCATGTACTGTTCATGACCTGGAAGAGCGTCCTTTACTACTCCCAAATGAAATCGCTGCGCCTCTTCTACCGAGAGATTGCGTGTTGCTAGGTAGTCTGCTGCTGTATGTATTTGACTTGCGTACTTGTTCGTCGCCTGCAAGAGAAATTGTCTGTGCGAATTTGATAGCCTCACGATATGTGCCTCCTTGCTTCTGAATAATTAAATCGTATACATCCCCACCTACACCACAACCATGACATTTAAATCTGTTCTCATCAAAGTTAATGCCTGCTGATGCATGTCCATCTTCATGGAATGGGCATTTTATTTTGCGCCAACCGCTGCCCTCTGGAGGCACGGTTGCGCCAATGTATCTTAAGTAATCTGCAATACTATGCTTCGCGTCCACGCATTGCGTCCTTAATTAAAGCCAACCATACTTTGGCTGGCATAGTGCAATACCATTCGTCAACATTCTTAGTTCCTTTTTTCTTGTGAAGGACAACGCCTGTCCAACCTTGGTCGTTAATCATTTCTACTTCTAGTTCTTTTAGCCAAGCACTAAGGTCTAACTTAATATGGTTCTTGACTTCAATCGTCACGCCATTGACTCCTGCTATGTCACCTCTGTCGAGGTGGCTGCCTGCTAGTCTGCGTTCTGCATATGGAAATCCATTTGCTTTTAACCAATTAACTGCTGGGATTTCTCCGCCTTGTGTACCTTTACGCTTGGCTGCACTACTCACATTATTCCCTCTTGTTGGTATCTGACTGCTACATCTTCTAAGTACATAGAGTCTGGGTTAAATGACAGACTAACATAGTTGCTACCTGTTTGGTCTGCTCGTCCGTATCTATTCTTAACTGGCGCTACACATAGGTATGTGTCATCGCCCTGTTTCATCTGACCAATTGTAAGAACCATTGCTGGAATTTGATTCACCATTCCCTGCACTGCACTACGTGGCTGGCAAGGATAGCCATCGAATCCTTCTTTCGTGTGGTGTAGCACTAACACTGCTGCGTTGGTATCTCTGGCTAAGTACTTGAGTTCTTTCATAACGGCACGCATTGCACCGAACTCGTCATACCCATCCATTGCTACATCCATAAGATTGTCTACAACAATAAGGGTTGGACTCTTACCCCATACCGTCTCAAAGGCTGAGACTTCATCATCTAAGTCTTTAAGTGTAGGGCTGGATTCAAACGACCAGAACAAGTGATTGTTCAGTTGTAGTATCTCATGTGATTTGGCTGGATTGTTTTTAAGTAACTGCTCTGCTGCTGCTTGTGTCATCTTGCCTGTCATGGCAATCAAACGCATAGCCATAGTATGTGCATTGGTATCTGCTGAAAAGTAAAGTGTAGGATGTTTTGTTTTAGCAGCGATAGCCAATGCAACTGATGACTTACCTGCACCTGGGGTGCCTGCAACTACAGTTACTTCTGCTCTGCGCAGAATAATTCCTGCTCTTTCAAACGCCGCAAAAGCGGGTGGCAATGGTTCGCCACCCACCTCTGCTTTGTTTATAGAGCGTCTAAGTGTTTTCACTTAATCTGTTCTGGAACGAATGTGTTCCACTCTGGTGACTGAACCACAACATATTGGTTCTTGCACTTATCGAATGCACCCTTTGGTGCTGGACAGAAGTAACCCTTGTACGGCTTACCATCTTTACCCATACCTTGGATTGCTGTCATCTTACCGTGAGCGCAACCGCGCCCACCAATAGATGCTACTGGTGCTGGCTGTGCATATTCTTGGGCAGGAATTGTTGTTCCTGTTTCAATGATGTTTCCACCAAGTGCTGCTGCAACTGACTGAACTGATGGTGCTGTTGCCGCTGGTGCTGGTGCACCACGCACTGCTGACTCTAGTTCCTGTGCTGCTGATGCGATTGCTGCGATTGAATGTGCAACGATGTTATCTAGTTCATCTCCGCTTTCTGCGCGGACTGTTACTAGAGAACCTGCTGCTGTCTTAACTGTGATACTGATGGGTGCTTCTGTGCTAGGCACTATCTTCTCCTTGCTCGAATGGAGTAGCCAAACCTTTTTGGTCTCGCCACTTTCTTACTTTCATTGCAAACTGTACGCCTTTCCATCCTTCTTTGATGTCAACCCATACTAGTTTGCATGTTCCTGTCCCTGCTGGGGCATGAACGATGATTGCTTTATCTTTATTGATATCGCCCCATGTTCCACGGGTTCCCGTATCCGTCATATACGGAGACCCGTTTGCATAGATTGCTAATTGCATAGCAATATTATTTGGGTGGTCAATGCGACCTGTCTTCAGGTCTGCAATGAACCGCTCACCTTTATACTCAACAACTCTATCTGGTGTGCCTGCAATTTTATACTTGTCTAGCACTGTAAATTGCTCGATATAAATCTTAGTAAGAATCTTTGTTGCTGCTTCGTATGCTTTAATGTCTGCCATCCACTGCTCTGGAAATACACCTAGGTCTAAACCTAAATCTAGTTTCTCTGTTAGTGCGTGGATTGCTGTACCAATGGTGGCTGCTTTGCTAGCGCCTGCTACTTCCATTGCCTCTTCGATGTAAGCATTAACTAACTTATTATTGTCTGCTGCTACACCAATGGCTAGCAATATATCTGGGCGACTTGTTAAACCAATTGCTGCCATACGCATTTTCCATGCTGTTAATGCAGAGGCATCATCTAAACTATTAGCGATGGTAGTTGCGCGAGTATAAGCGACTGGCTTTCCTCCATTAGGTGGAACAACTAGCGGTCTACCGTATCTATCTCTTTCGATTTCTGTAGGCATATATCCCCTTGTTTAATTAGTGTCCCGTGTTCGCAGATGGCGGGACCACCCATCCCCAAGTCTAACACATAGTAGAAATGAATAAACACCTATGCATTAGATAGCGACGACTGATGGTAGTTAAGAGAGCGACACTACTCTCTTTCGATTCCATATACCTTTACATCTTGGTCATGTACATCAAAGTTGTATCCACTTACTTCGATGTTGTCGTTAATAATATCTTCTACTTCTTCAGGGGAAGAAGCATTGATATTAGTAACTGTAACTGTAATCTCTACAGTTGCTGACCAAGTTGTTACTAGTGCATCTGAACCGATTGACTCTAGCAATTCGTTAACGCCCTCACGTTCAACGGTTGCTTCATCACTACCATCTTCAAATACTTCAGTAAAGAAATCATATACTTTGCTGCGAATGCTAGCAAGTTTCCTATATGACTCTTGTGTTTCTGCTTGTATTGATTCTAGTTTTGCTTTAGTTGCAGTCTCACTCTTGATAAGTTCTTTGAGTGATTCTTCTGTAAAGTTGTAGGTAATTCCGTCTACTGTTATTGGATTTAGGTACACGATTCTCCTTAGATTGAGAGTAGTTCTAGTGCTCGTAGTTTAATACCATCATTGCGTCCTGCCAAGGTAGCAATGCTAGCATCTTTCTGAGAGTAGTGGTCTGCGTATTCAACTACTGCTTGCCACAAACCAAACTCTGTATTGCGGATGTTCTCCTGCGTTGGGCTATCTGAGTAGATAGCAAATGCCTTCTGCCGTGCATTGAGGGCACGGGACTTAGCATTCTTCTCACCCTTGCTGAGTAGGTGCATAGGTGATTGCTCAATCTTGGTTGGCAATGCCCATACTTTCTTGAAGTATGCAGTTGCCTTTGAAATATCTGCCTCACGCTGGATGAGATGGTTAGCCAGGTCGCTATACATATCAACGCTTGAGTAAGTTAGGTCAAGTAAGTTTCGCATGTCAGATACTGATAGCACTGCGTTTTGTGTATGGCGCAAGGTATAAGTATGTGCTTTGTTCTTGGCTCTAAAGATACGATTGATTTGGTTGGCGCAAAACAATCGCTCAATGATAGGGCGTAGTACTACTGATGATGAACCGTCATGACTAGTCTTGGCTAGTAAGAAGGCAGCATGTGGGTCGCCCTTGATTTCCATTTCTCTTGGTAATGACATGAGCATCCATACTTTTGCTCCGCCATCATACTCACCTGCTGCTGCATAGCGAGCCTCTCCTGAATCAATTAATCCATCTAGTGAGCCAAAGACTTCAGAGTTCTGAAAGACTTTGTATTTACTACCCACTACACCAATGACTGACTCTTTGCCATCATGTTTCTTTACTACTGCTTGCTTCTTGGGTACATGCATGAACTGTTCTGTATGCATGTCTGACAGGCTGACTGTCCAGTCAAGTCCTGCTTGCTGTGCTACTTGTGCTGCGCTGGTTGCCTCAACTGCTACGCCTGCTTTTTGCCAGGCTGAGCGGTTTGGTTTGTTCACTACATCTGCTGTAGTCATATGTCCCTTTCTATTACCATGAAGCCTGATACTCGAAGGCCCATCCTTCGGGTACATCTTCAATGAGTTTGCTGAGCATGGCTGAAGTGTTCTCTATCTGTAAGAAGTACCACTCGTCATACTCTGTGCTGCCAAAGAAGAATCCTGCACCTGTTGGTAGCAGTTCTTCTGCCTTGGTATGGTCTGCTAGTACCTCTTCGCATAGTATCTTTAAATCAATTAAAGAACTACGTGGTACGTAAATTGGCTGACAGTTATCCTCTCCACCCGCTAGGTTCTCAATGAACCAGTTGTGAATTGAGTTGGCCTTACGCCAATAGCCCACCTGCAAAGATACCTGTGCATATGCAAAAGTATCTGCTGGTGCTGCCCATTCTGTTGCTCCCACAAGGGAGGTCAGAATCTTGTAGTCAGGGTTAGCCTTGTTGGTTGGCTTACCCTCTGCATCTGGTATCCACTCAAAGGAAGAGATACCTTTACGTGCATATAGATACATGTCTAATCCCATGATTAGATACCCATTCCTTCTTTAACCTTTGGGTGTAGTTCTTCTGTCATAGTCTTGAACGCACCTGCTGGCCAACCTGAATTGAATACACGGTTAAGCAACTGTGCTAGTGAGTAACGTGGGTTATTCTCTAGTGCCTGTGATAGTACTGATTGTGCTGATGTATCCTCGATTGAGTATAGATTTGCAGCCAAGATACTAGCAACTGGTGCAATGAACTCACCTGGAACTGTATCCATGAAGCAAGCAAGGTAAGCATTGACTGCTGCAATTGGACGCTCAGATGGTAGACCTAATACAAAGTCACGCAGTTGAATATCTTTGTTAAGACCTGCTGTTACCTCTGCAATGTGGTCATCATCTGGTGCTGTGCCTGAATCAATCTGTGAATAGATTGCATCTGTCAAACGCTTGCGCTGTGTTAGTAGTTGTGCTTCTTTACCGTTCTCATCTAGCAAGATGTTCTGGTAGTTTGTGATTTCTTCTACTGTTACTGTCATTTCTTTCTCCTTAGTTTGTTGGTTAGTACCAGCCATTGCTTCGCCAATGCGACCAAGCAACTGATGGTTT